CTGCCATGTTGTGTTCTCCTTAAGATTATGGTATTAGGCTGTAGTGTTATTTACTACGTAGATTAAAAAACTCCGTTAAATGGTACTTTTTTGAACAATTTGATCGGAATATATAGTGTCTGGAAATCTTTTTCCAAAGTCTTCCACACTGATATGGCTTAGATTAGCTAGATTAGGTCCTAGCTTGTCCGGAATAAATGCACCGGGTTCTATTACTCTAAAGAATTTAATATGTCTAAATTCTTTGATTACTTTTTCAGTTTGACTCAGCCAATTGCCGTGATAAGTTGCTGAATCTGTTGATTTTTTATAGTTGAATGTATCTGCATATACATTGTTGAATTTACCATTCAATCCTTGATAATCAAACCCTAGTATGTATATTTCGCCGGCACCTTGGCTAGCAGCAAACCACAGTGCTGTAGGCCCCGAGCTCCATCCTTTGTGTGGGTTAAAAAAATTAATTCTGTCTTTGGTAGTAATTCCTTTATTAGGATTGGTCCACACTTCCTGCTGTTTATGATAGCCTGCAGCAATGATTTCGTTGACCATTTTAACATCTACAGCTACAAGATAGTGTGGTGCAAATTCTCTATACTGAGCGTTACACCCATACACCGTGCCTATAGACAACAGTCTTTCACAATCTATATTCAGTCGGCTTCTGCCATTGCCTAGTACAAAAGACATTGGTGAGGAATTTTTAGGTTTTTTGATAATGTCAATTCTAGGAGTGGGTGTTAGATTCAAAGGCTGTGGTTGGACCACGGGCAGTGGTATTACCTGTTCAGGATTTTTTCTTTGAGCTTTTAGCGCCTTAGCTAGGGCTTTCTCTGCTTTACGCTGCTGCTTCTGTAGATTCAATTGGGGTTCCGTACATTTGTTGTATAAAACCCAGCTCAGATTTAGATTCTGCTTCGTGTGCTTCTGCTTGCAGTCTCAGTTGATTGATCTGACGTAGCGTTAAGCGTATTTTGCGAGTATCACTTTTTTTAACCACTGTGGCATCTTTGCTGTTGTCGTAACGACGGTCAACCGCAAAGTCGTTTGTGTTGTCGTTGAAATAAATGAATTCTCTTAGAAGCATAATGTATTTATTACTGAGCTGGTACTTCTGCAGATGCCGCATCACCTTCTGCGCCTGCGGCACCAGCCTCAGCCGCTGCGGCCATATCTTCCGGCGCTTCCGCTGTTTGAGCCCCTAAATCTGCAGCCATGCCGCCTGGGGTAATACCTGCTGATCTCATTTCTGAAGCAGCATCTGTTATCGGTGTAAGTCTTGCACCTTGTTCTTCTCTCCACATTCTTTCGTTTTCTGTGATCTCTTCCTGTGACATACCTAGGAATCGTTTCATGGCAAAACGCTTGCTCATGTGTGGAATTTCTTGTAGCTGTGCAAATGTAGCTGCACGAGCTGTGTCTAGTTCTGATTGGCGATAAGCAGCAAAGTTCTGTGGAGCATTGAATTTTAATTCAAATATTCCGCTGTCAATGTTGATACCTTCTGATTGCAGCCATAATTTAAATTCTAGATCAAATGTTTCAACAATCATAGACTGTAAGCGTTCACAGTATTTGTTGAAGCGTAGTTCTTGGATATAAGCTGTGCCTACTTTGCCATCCGCTACCGTGTTTGAAGCATCGTCTACTGAAGTTGGTAAGTATGAACTTGGTATTCTCAACGCACGGAATAGTTTGTTGGTAAAATAACGTAGGTCTGTGATTTCACCTAGGTTAGTACCGCCTGGCAGCGTTTCAACTTTTGAACCGCGACCTTCTGCTGTTTGCGGAAAGAAGTAGTCTTCATTTACGCTTAATGGATTGTATGATGCATCGAGTACGTTAGCACCGCCGCCTGTGGCTGACGGAATACGACGTTGTTGGATTTCATTCTTAACTCTTTCTACGAACGCCATGGCCATGTGTGCTGGCATGTTACCTACGTCTACATAGAATATACGTCTTTCCGGAGCACGTTGTATACGATAGATAATGATAGCATCTTCAAGCAATTCTTTTTGTTTATATACTTTGAAAACACTTTCTAGTAATGAATTACCAAAAGGATAGTTGTTGTCTAGGCCTTCTGACAATGAAATATGCACAACATTTTTAGCATCTATAGTAACTTCGTTAGTGGCATTTTGAAATCTTGTACCAGGTGTTTGTGCTGCTGCACCTACCATGCCACGACCAAATCCGCCACCTGTGGTATAGGAACTTGTGCCGCTAGGTGCTGTGTTTGTGGTACCATGTGGTGTTACTGCGATCATTTCTTTGAAATTGAAATTGATATCTTTGATCACATACTGTTCTGGGATCTTGCCTTCACTTTCATTGACAATAATTTTTGTTACTTTAGCAGCGTCTACGAATAACCATTTTTTGGTCTGTGGATCTCTGACAAAAAAGCAATCTCCGTATTTGAAAGCATTGCGTACTATACGGAAAATTCTAGTTTCAAATTGTTGTTGTTTAGTCCATTTTTGCAGTGCGTCTTTGATCAATTTGACTTCTGTTGATGTGGCCTGGCCGCGATAGTGGGTGTGGAATGGTGTGGTGTTTTCTTTGTCTTTTTGTGTGCAGAATTCTGCTAGAATATCTAGAGCAGCATTAACTTCTGAATCCATGTCCATGGTATCATACTGCATGTAGCGTTCAATTCTATTCGGAGCTCCTGCATATACATCTGGCAGATAACTGGAATAATTAGAACGTGCAGGACCTGGTCGGCCACCGCCTCCTGATATTGGACTGTATCCAGTATCTCTATTGTTGACGCTCACTGGGGTGAAATATTTTTTCCAACTCATCCTGTTATCCTATTATAATCACATCTTAAACAGATTACCAGATAGACCTTTAACTGCACCAATTTGTTCGTAGGTATTTGTGGTAGTCTGTGCTGTGAATTTAATCAATTGATCCATCTTAGTATTTAAGCTAGCCAACAAGGATGCCGGGGATTCTTGAGTAGAAGCAGGGGTACCGCTACCACCTTTACCAGTTTCTGTTTTTGCTAGTTTGGCTTCTTCTTCTTTTTTGGCTGCTGCTTCAGCTGCTGCTTTTTTCTGATCTGCTTCTGTTACTAATGCGCCTGTGCCCGATGAAGCTGCTGAAGATGACGCAGGTTTATCTTTAATATATGCACTGCCTTGTTGTTTGGCAAAATCCAGCAATAGGTCATTTTCGTTGGCATTAAGATTTAGTTTTTTCTCTTGTTCTTCGGCTTGTTTTTTATTGGCTGCTTCCAAACCTGCGGTATTTTTCTGTTGTTCTTTTATATTTTTAAGATCTAAAGCGTTCTTGGTTTTATTATTTTTAGCCTCTTCATTGGCCTCTTCATTTCTTGCCATAATGCGATTGACCGCCATCCTACCTTCAATTTGATTAGCAAGTTGTTCTCTTTCAGCTTTTTGATTCGCTATATCCTGTTCCGTTTCGGCGATAGCATCTTTCATATCTACACCAGGTAGATAATCCAATACCTTTAAAAATCCTAATTTTAAGAATGAGAAAAATGTTTTAAATCCTTCCCCCACGTAACGAAATGCATCTTTTACAACTTCGAGATCCCCACCAAATCTTTTAAATATCATCCACAATGCTGTGGCCGCAGCAACAATAGCTAATATCGGCCATGTGGCTGCTAATACTGCGCCAGCCATTGCGACCAAGCCAGCTACCACTGGTAATTGCGCGGCAGCCTGTGCAACGTCCATAGCTACTTTTGCCCAGCCAATTACTGTAGTGGCAGCTATCCATGCACCGTATGCTGCCAGTCCGATACCTAGTCCTACTAGTATAGGAGTTAGATTATCAAATATAAATTCACCAATTGCGATCAATGGTGGTAACAGAGTTTCACCGATAGCAACAAATACTGGCAGCAGATCGTTAACTGCTTTCATAATCCCTGGTATTACATGATCGATAAAGAAAGCTGCAAGCGTTTGAAAGATTGGATACACGTCGTTCGCTATGAATTCGCCTAGATTTTTAAACGCTGGTTCTAATGTGTTGACTAAAATTCCGCCGATGGTTGTTACAATACCTGCTAATAAAAAGAATCCCGGAACTACTGTATTCTGCACAAAGGTCGCCACCATACCAAATGTTTTCATCAGCAGATCTAATAGTCCACTGTTGACTAGAGCCATTTGAAATCCATTACTAAATTTTGCCAGTGTCTGTTGAGCTTCCTGCATGCGTTTGTTCATCGCATCAGTTTCTTCTTGAGCTTTCTTCTGTGCTTTTTGAGCATCTGTTAGTGCTTCTTCGTTCATGCCTGCCGCCATATTAATCTGCCCATACGTACCTGCTAATTCTTTGTTGTACATACCAACAGATCGCATTTCTGCTTTTTTCTGCTTGCCTTCTTGCGCCATCAGGTTCTGTAATTCCTGTTGCATTTCTGCAGTAACTTTACCTCCCCCCTCTGTTATCTGTGCAAATTTTCTCATCATTTCTGCTGATTGGGGCATCAGAGCAGAAAAATTTCGCGATTCCTCTGTAGTAGCAGTACCAGTGACCATAATGTCTTTGGCCACGTCTCGTAGTCCAGGTGGCAGTCCGTTGATGGTATTCATAAATGCTTCACCATCTTCTTTGGTCATGCTTGATATTTTACTCTGAACCTGTGCATCCAATAACAGTTTTGCTCGAGCGTCTTCTTGTTGCTTGCGTGATTCTCCGGTGACCTTGGCCAGTAGATCCATTTCCTGTAGATATTTTTTGGATCCTGCTACTAATTCTGCATTGGTCATTGTGCCTTGACGGCCCTGCATTTTAATAGTTTTACCGTAATTGGCCAATCCTTGATTGATTTCTTCAGTGGTATATCCTAAGGCATATAAGCCGCCACTGGAGTTTCTTAATTCTTTAGATACTGTGGCGAATCTATTTGCTCCTGAGTCTGTTGTCGATCCAAACGCTATAAGTGCTTCACCATTCTGAGCAATCATACGACTAAAGTTGTCCATGGTCATACCAGCGGTACTGGCTGCACGACTAAAGTTCTGCATGCTGCCGCCAAACGTTGCACCGGCAGCTGATGATTCTGTATAGGCCTTGGTTACTTTAGTAGCAGCACCTGCCACAGCGGTAAACATTGAACCTACTATAGGAATACCTTTGAACATACTGGCAGCACTTTCTACACTGTCGCCGACATTGGCGAACGATTGGATAATACCTGTGGTTACTTTGCTTAGGGTATCAAATCCGCCAATAACTGTTCCGGCAGTTTTGGCCAGTGTTCCTAGACCTTTTCCAGCCAACCCCGCAGCTTTAGCCAAATTGCTAGTCTGCTGAGGAGCGTCGTTATCCGATCCAGTGTTTCCACTTCCGCCCTTGCCCTTGGTGTTTCTTTGAACACCCTGCATGACCTTAAGTATTTCTTTTAAGGTTGCTTCTGTAGCAGCATTTTTAGCTTCTACATTACCTACGCCGGGGATATCGATGAATACTGATGCCATTAATTTTTTCCTGGAAAAATGCGCATATAAATACGTTTTACTAATTGTATTTATTGGAG